TACCTCCAATGTGATTACCCTTATGGTAATATTCGCGAACCCCGTGATAACCTATCTTAAATAGGTTGTTTCCGTCAACTAATAAGGTTTTTGTCACAACGCATTTATATCAAAGGTTCCACCGTCTTCTTCTAATTTGAAGTCACCACCGGTTCCGATGACCTCTTTCCAATACTCAGATTGCTCTGACTTATACCCTTCAATAGATTTCTTCTCTTCGGCAGAGTCTTTACCCGCCAAAAATCCATGAGCGGTAACGAGAATTTTACCATCCTCATACCCCAATCCATTGATGTGGTTTTTAAGTACAGAAACCTTTGTACGCGTTGCGAATTTCACTTTTCTCTTATCCTTAACCGCAGTGATTTTACTTGTTCCCGCACCCTTCTGATTACCGAACAAAAATACCAAAGATGAGTTCAACCAAATGGCTTCACCACCCTTAGCTTTAATCTTCGGTTGACTGAACGGATTGTCAGGAAGTTCAACCCACGGTTGGTTAACAATAACCAAAGTGTTTTCAAATTTTGAGTCAGACCTACGTGAACCTGAAATTCGTTGGTTAATACCCATACCAATCTTATCGGCAAGAACGGCAGCGTTGTGTTGCTTACCTCCCTTACCTTCGTAAGTCATCTTACAAGGTACAGAACCAACTGAGTCCCATAGGAACAACAAGTCGTACTCTAATTCTCCTTTCTCTTGGGAGTCCAACAAACTATTGATGAAATCAGTAATTTGTTCAATATACTCAAAGTCGTTATTAAAGATGAAGAACCCGTCCCAATCAAGTTCACCCGTTTCTTCATCAACAACTTCTTCACAGTCAAAACCCATAAGTTTTGCATGGTCAAAAGACCATTTTTGTTCTGTGATAATAAACACAGGAAGAATACCCTTCTTCTGTGCATCAACCGCAGCCTTTACTAATGCAGTAGTCTTACCTGTGTCCGAGTGACCCAAGAACATATTGATATGTCCCATAGCCGGACCTGGTACCCCTACCGCATCCAAAAATTCAGAACCCAAGTCGTAAAACTTCTGAGGTTTGAATTTAGCAGAAGAAGAGAACTTCTTCTTTATGTCTTTAAAACTATTCTTTTTAATTGCCATTGTATTTCTGTTTTTTCGTTACGAGTTTTTTGTAACGAACTTTTCGTCATGAAAAAGATGGGAGAGCATTACACCCTCCCATCTGTAGGTTTTGGTTTTTAGAAAGGAAGGTCCTCATCAACCTCCATCTCTGCTTGGGGGTCCTTGGTTTGTTCCTTAACAGTTTCTTGTTTAGGGGTAGAACCTCCAATTGTTTCTGTGGTGTCGTCACCATATACGAACTTCTTAAGTTCAGAATCCCATACAGGTGTCTCACCACGAGCGACAGCTTCCAAGTATTCAACAGGACGCTGAGCATATACATCACTCCAAGTCATCTCGTCTTCTACCCATTCCTTCATCAAATCTGAGTCTTCACTCAAAGGACATGGGTCATCATACATGATGGTCTGAACGATGGTATACTCAATACCTGAATTGGTCTTAGATTTTGCCAACTCAATAATCAAATCACGACCTTCGTTAGCGTCGGTAATATCACCTTTCGCTCTCCAAATCGGAATGATTTTATCAAGGATACCTTCTTGCTTATAGTTATCCTTAAACCGCCAAAACTTAACTCCATCTTCTTCATTGTCGCGGTCAACAACTTTTACAATGTAGAATTTACGAGGACGATATTGCATTGCCAATTTCTTATCGGACTCTTTACCTGTTGACATCAACTCTTCATAGACCTCAGTCAAAGGTGAACGCTCACCATCGTTTTTACCTGGGTCGTAGAGTTTAACCCATTTTCCGTCAACTTGGACTTCGTGGAACCATACCTCTTTAAATGGTGACGAACCATCTGATGTTGGGAGGATACGGATACGAGACTGTCCTGATTTAGTCCCCTTAGGGAGATAAGTTGTGAAATACTTCTTCAACCTCTCTTCTTGTGACATTCCGTCACCATTACCACGAGATGTGGTGTTCTTTTCGTACTGTGCGAGTACCGCGTCGAGTGCATTTGCCATTTTGTTTTTCTTTTATTCGTTAAAATTTTATCTGTTACTCAAGTAAAATATAACAACGAAAAACGGTAAGTCAAATCACAACAAAAAAAAAGACCGTCTTACGACAGTCTTTTATTCCATATTCCGATATACGATATTTACATTCTTTCTTCGTCTTCAAAGGGTTTATCAAACGATTTTTTAATATCACCATCTGAATAATTTTCAACCTCATCACTTGTTAAAATATATTCTTCTTTTCCTGTTTGTTCAAATTCACCTTGTTTATCCATAAAGAAATCTGTTAATTTTTGATTGTATGGATAACTATCTAAACTTCTTAACTGTAGTTTTTCTTCAGGTGATTTTTGTCTATATTTTTCAACTTTTTGTTCTAAGTTATCAATTTTTTGTAATATACTATCCATTTGACCTAATTTACTTGTTAAGTCCTCAAGTTTACTAAACATAGATTCCATATACTCGTCTTGTTTTTCCGAAATATCTTTTTGAGTTGTTACCAATTCTGTAACATCTAATTCTTCTGTTCCGTCTCCCAAATCATCAGTAACGGTTTCTTCACCATCATCGCCAATAACTTCAACGTCTGGGTCTGTCTCAACATCAACCGGTTCAGGTATTTCTTCAGTACCTGCATCATCCAACCCTTCCTCACCCGCACCTTCGGTTTCTGTTTCACCACCCTCATCTGGTAATGGTGGTAAATCTCCGGATTCTTCTTGTTCTGTTAAGTATTGAGAAATTGATTTATACCTTTCAATTTCATTTAATATTTTTTTATTTACTGACATATCTTAACCATTTAAAAGTGTTTTCATCCCTGTGGGTGTTTCCACTCTAAGGGTTTTATTTAAATTCATAGTATTATCAACTCTTTCTATTAGTCCGTCTCTCATTCTAACCGTGTAACAATCACCAGTATCTAAATCACATACTTCTTTATAACCATTACCTCTATCAGTTTCGGTTAATCTAGCGTCTTTTTGAAGATAGTTATCTAATAAGTTTTTAATATCCATAATATCGTTTTTTATATAAATATATCATTTATGTAGAATATTCTTTAAATCCCCCTTTCTACTATAGACTTAAAGATTCCAAACCATTTGTCATACGCTTTTTTGTATTCAGTATTGTTTTCTTTTTTAGTATTAACAATACTAATCATTTGGTTTGCAGTACCATCTATTGGGTCTAACTCATATATTCTTCCCATATATAATGTTGTTAGCGCTTTTTCTAATGCACCTGTCACACTAGTTTTTTCTATCTCAGTTATTAAACTATCTAAAATAATAGTTTGTGGTTTGTAGGTACTAACCATATAATCTAAACAATCATTAATACTATTAAACGATGCAATTGGTAAAATCATTTCTGTATTTTCAATACAGGTTTGCGCATTAAAGTATTGTGACCTAGTAGATGGTCTTACCTCTTTATTTGTTGGTAAGTCTATTAGATTGTTATTAAATACATTTTCTCTTGTTGCTTTATTTAATGTTGCAACACCATAAATAAATAACTTCATCTGTAAAGTCAGTCCGTTTGTTGGTGAATTTACGTATTCTATTACTGTATTGGCATTCACACTATTTCTTGCTAAGTTAACAAATGTTTTATTTGGATACTTTGTCATAGACTGACATTTCTCGGTACTACCTTGTTTTACATCAGTTAAGTTTGATAATGTTATAGTATTATTAGTACTCCCTGTTGGTGTGTTGTCTTCAATTTCTTTCTGCGCCTTTCTATACGTGTCAAGTATTTCTCTGTTTACACTCGCAACCAATTTATCAGGTGGTGATAATGAATATTTAGGCATTCTTGTACCTTCAAATTGTGTATTAAACCCTCTGTTTGTTATACTGTGTGCTACACTTGTAATCATATATGGACCATAAAACATAGGTACATTTGTTAAATTAAAATACATAGTGGGTTGTATCATAACATTACCCATACTCTGTACTTGACAAGTATAACTTCTGGTTCTATAAAAGTTATATAAAGATTGTGATTGTTGAGCAACCTTTTGACCTGATGCTTGTTGTCCCATATCTGCAAGGACTTGGAATGTGGGTCCTATGTTTTTATGTTGGTTCATATCAATTGATATTCCGTTAAACATTCCTTGATTTCTTCTTCCAAAATCTACTTGGAAACCAACGCATCTGTTACTATCTGAATAATTAGTTTTGTTTTGTTGATTTTCCCTTAATGGACAATTAGATGGATTTGTAATATCAAATGAGTCATCACCCCTTCTACTGTTTTCATTTTTACTCATATCTAAATTTGTTGACGGTTCACCTATGTATATCCCCAACATTCTCGGTCTACTGTCTCTTGTATCTACCTCCATAAAGGTTCCAAACAAATCATTAGGTATATCTTGCGGTACCGGTTCACCTTCTTTTACTCTTTCGTCTCTACCATAGAAATTGGTATATGCGGGTGTAGGTATAAACGCAAAA